AGTGGGGGCTGTTCAGATAAAAATCCTGGCTGTGCTTCTAGCATAGGAGGTGCGGCTATCTTAGGACTGCTTACATCTGACATGAAACTTCCTGCCATTGCTGAAAGTGTATCTTCTCTACTAGATCTTTTATCTGCTTTTAAAGCTTGTGCTTCTTCTAAAATAGTTTTATATTTTTTAGGTTTTAGTTGTTTCATTATTTCTAAGGATTTATCAGTAGTTACTGATTCTTTAGGATAAGAGTTTAAAATTCTAGGATCTCCTACACCTCCCCTTCTAGCTAAAGCTAAAATTTCTAATATTAAAATAGGATTTATAAGTTCTGCAGTATCTACAGTTATCATACCATCTGTAAATGCTGTAAAAGTTATCGTTCTAACTATAGATTCAATAGATACTCCTGCATCTAGTAAATTTAGTAAAGAAGTTAGATTATTAGGTTCTTTTACTTTTTCAAAAATAGTATCTACTGCTTCTATAGGATTATCCACCCTGGCAGGTTGTTCAAAAGCATATTCCCCTGGTTCTCTGGTTAAAGACTGTCCGGGTATTTCTCTACTTAGAGGGTTTGGAAGTCCCTCTTGACTTCTGCGTATACTATCTATTGTCTCTGGCATTTTTATCCTCTACTTTTATGTAAATATATTAACCAAATAAAGAAGGTTCACGAACAAATGGTTCTTCTTCTTTTTCTTCAAGTTCTGCTAATTTAACAGCCTGTACTTCTGGTACTTTAGCTTCTCCGGGTGTTATCGTACCCGGTGGAATACGTCCTCCTTGAGTATTCATCATATCTGTAAAAAGAGCCTCTGCTACTTGGCCCATAGCAGTACCTTCTTTTGGTTTATTACTTTCAATAGCTGCAAGCATTCTAGCTAAATAGGCGTTTCTTTGTTCTTCAGATGTTGCCTCGGATGGTTCAATTAGTTTGCGTCTTGACACTTCTTCAGCTTGACCAAATTTTTGGATTGCTGCTAAAGCCGCAGCACCAGCACCACCTTCAGCACCACCACCACCCTTGTCGCCTCCTGAAAGTGCTTTACCTATAAGTGGTCCTGCTATTGATGCTATTGTTCCCCACATACTTTAACTCCTAATTTTAATTTTTAATCAGTACTTCAACTAATCTATATTTCATGTAGTCGCTTTAGCCGCATCTGGACGACTCAACCAGGAGCCAATAATATTACCAGCCAAAGAACCTATCGCAGAAAATGCATTATCTTTTACAGATTGTCGATATAGTTCATCTTGAAAATCCTGCTGTTGTGCAAGAATAGCTGCCTGATGCGCTCTTTGCAGGGCATTTTCAGTAGTTTGAATAAGCCACTGTGCTTCATCCCGATAAGCTTGCCATAGATTATTTTGGGCAGTATTTGTTAAACCTAGTAAATTCTGTGCATTTATTCTATTAGCTTCATTTTGCGTAGCATTATTTGCCGTATTTATAGTCCTTCTCCACACAGCATTTGACTGGTTGATCTGTGCTGTTAAGTTACCATTAAATTTATCTCTACTATCGATTAAACTTTGGTTGAATTGCTTGACAGTATTGACTTGATCTACATTAAATTGTTCCTGTGCTACTTGCAATTCTGAATTTCTTTGTGATACTTGCGTACCAAGGTTAGAAAAAAATTGGTCTATTTGATTTTTGCTTTGTGCATTAAATTGATTAGCAGCATTTTCAGCAGCTTGATTTGAAAACATTTCCTGTGCTCTAGTATTAAAATCTAGAACTTCTTTTTGCTGATCGTTATTTAAATTTTGAACATCGATAGATAAAAAGTTTTGAGAATTTTGAATAGCAGATCTCATTCTAGCATCTTGATTTCTTTGATCCATCTGTGCGAAAGTTAAAGCATTCTGCAAAGCTGCTTGTTGTGAATTATTTAAATTCTGCAATTGAATAGTAGCATACGCCTGTGCATCTGCAGCAGCGATAGGAATAGCACCTTCCTGTACGGCTTGTACAAGAGCAGCCCCTGCAATCGAGCTAGCCCCTAAGCCCCTCTGCTGCATGATTTGTGAAGCTACTCGTACCGGACCAGAAGCCCAAGGGGGTAAAGGTTGTCCATCTTTAATAGAAACATATAAACTTTCTAACTGCCCTTGTACTGTAGCCTTTGGATCTAGATTATCTGCTTGTGCTTGTGCTAAAGATTGTTCACTTACAGTTCCTATTACATCTGCTTCTTGTACAAAAACTTCTGGAGAGATATCTGCTCTTGCAAGTCTTGCTGCTCTTGCTCTTTCTATTTCTTCTGTTCTAGCTGCTTGTGTTTGAGCAGCTTCAAATTCTCCTTGTACACCTATCTGTGGAACAGCACCAGCAACATCAGATGTAATAGGAGCTATCTGTCCTAGCTGCTGTTCAGCTAAAAGTTCTTCTTGCTGTAATTCTATAGGTGATAATTCTACTTTTGTACCTGGAGGATGTTCTGGACTTGTGCCTTGTCCAGACATTATATCTAGAACCCTTTGATTTCTTTCTTCTATAGAAAGCGCTCTTGTAGGCTGCTGTTCAACACCCAGTGGAAATTGTTCACCTAGATATTTTTGAAAGAAGTCAAAAGCATCTTGTGTAGCAAATGAACCATATGCTGTATCTACAGGTTCTGAAGAATCACTAACCGCAGGAAATCCAAAATTCTCTCTTAGTTCATTAGGTGTAAAAGAATTACCTTCCCAGGTATATCTATTAGTGACAGGATTAAATACAGGTTGTTCCCTACCTGTAAAATCAACTCCTGCTAAACCTTGTACAATATCTTCTTGCTCTTGCCCTAAAGTATTATCTGGAAATTCAAATGCAGGTGTAGAATCTGTTCCGGCTAGAACATTACCTAAAAATTCCGTTGGAAATTGCTGCGTACTAATATCTACAGGTTCTCCAGGGGCTTGGCCCGGAGTAATTGGAGAAGGTGGTTGTACAGGTCGAAAACCTCCTCCGAGAGGGGGCAACTCACCCTGGCTAGTATAGGGCGTCGATACTGCTGGGTTCGTTGGGGCAGGTGGTTGTGGTAGATTTTTATCTACTTCACCCCCTACTTGATACTTATTGTCCGGTTTAAAATTAATAGCCATTATTTACAACCTTTTTATTTAAATATTCTAACTCGTTACACTCATTCATTAAAAATAATTGATATTAATATTCGTTCTATATTTCTCATCAGTACAAGATGTGCTCTTATGAGATTTACTGGAATCAAATAATAACAATCTATTCCCAATGCTTTTAATTTCAGTACCATCTTCCAATATAGTCAATCCATTGTTTGTATTAAGATAAAAAATCGCACCTTTGTGTTCTTCTTTATAATCTGTATGAAAAGGATGAATCTCCCGTTCTTTTGTTCTAATATATAAATTTCCTTTAATTCTTACTAATGATTTAGCTTTAAGTACATTTAATAACGGCCATAAGAGTGTAAAGAAATGTGAGTTAGGCTGATAATCTTTATAAAACAAATGTATAAAATAAAAATTATCTAGTTTCTCTTCTTTGTCAGAAACATAATCAGTATAAATCCATCCAAATGAATCGCCGAGCATTGTTGTTTTAATCTGCTGAAATGCTTCATCATCTATAGCATTATCAATAATTTTATATTCTGTTTTATTCATTTAAAAAACATATCTAAATATTAGTCACGCTCCGGCAATTCACTAGGCCAAAGCGCATCAAGTTCATCATCTGTACTAGCCCCACTAAGATCAAAATTTTGTGGAATATCTCTCAGAGTTTGTTTCTTTGTTGCAACTGCTGTTTTTGCAGAGGCATCATCTGCTTCGATAGCTTTTTGAAAGTTTATGTCTTCTTTAGCAAGTTCTGCATTTCTAACTTCTCTTATTCTATTCATATGAATTGCACTAGCTTTTGACCTGTCGGTTACAGCTTTGTCAGTACCATCAACCCATGCATTACGAAATGTTCTTTTTTCGGGAATTGCAGACCTATCAATCACTCTTATTTTTGTTGCATCGTCTGGAACAGATCGTCCACGCACATGAGCAATAGCATCATCTTCTGTTTCAAATTTAGCCAAAGTTTCTGGCGTTGGAACAACTATGCTAACTCCACCGTCAGGTCTTGTGTACAAAATTAATTTTGACATTTATTGATCTCCCCAAAATATTCCTGATAAATCTTTAACGTCATAGGCACTGCCAGCATGATTCTGAGTAAAAAATCTGAACGAGCCCGCCACTGGGCTAGCGTTATAGTTGCCTGTAAACATATGGCCCATTGAATCTGCATTGTGCTGCGGCCCTGCGCCACCTGCGTAAGCATAATACGCGCCGGAAAAATCTGTAGCAAAAGTGGCAGTGCCATCCCCTGATCCGTTATCAGTCAGGCTTGTAAGATTGTAACTCGTATTAATAGCCCATGTGCCAACAGATTCAGCGCTAAACCAGACCTTCGCTACGCCAGGGTGATGCTTGAGCAAATCTGGTGGAATATAGGTGTCTTCGTTTGTTTCACCCTCTATCGCCGCCTGATCTGCTTGTGAAGGGCCACCGGCAGCATCTTCAAAAGCACAAACGGCTCCGGCTCCAGAGCTAGTTAAAACTTGACCGTCATTACCTGTAGCTACTGCAACTGGATTGCCACTCGCATCAAAACTAATAATATTACCGTCAGTTCCACCAGCCATCTTAGCCAGAGTAACTGCATCATCAGCTAAATGCGCTGTATCAATTGAACCATCAACATAATGTTCTGAATCTATAGCATCATCAGCTATCTTAGCGCCTGTTACTGCATCAGCATTTATTTTTGCAGTTGTTACTGCACTAGAAGCAATATCTGCAGCCACGATAACTCCAGAACCAATAGCAGCTACACCATTGGTAGCAATTGAAATATCACCGGAAATTACAACTGGATTAAAATTAGTACCGTCAGCAATTAAAGCAGCACCACTGGTATTAGTTCCCATTGTAAGATCATCACCCGAGACAGTTAAGTCACCAGCAACAGTTAAATTACCAGCAGAACTTAGTGTCAATTTAGGAGTAGCACTAGCGGCTGCTGTTTCAGATACACCTGTAGTAAATACTAACTTAGTAGCATTTGCATCAGTAGCAAAAGTTCCTTCTGCTATTGCATGAATACCAGCAGCAACTGTTGCACCATCTGTTCCATCTGAATCGCCAGCAGCAAATTCTATTGATGCAATAACTTCATCTGCAATAATTACATCTTCTTCAGATTTTAATTGAAATACAATAGGCTTATTATCAGCAGTTGCTACATGCGTTAGTGTAAGTCCTACATCTGCTACATGCGTTAGGGTAATATCTTGCGAACTACCAAAATAAATAATACTAGTATCTGCAAGATATAAATCATTCCACTCTGCACTGGTAGTTCCTATGTCCCTAGTACCGGCTCCATCAGGTACAAGATTTGAACCTATGCTAGTAAGGTCTGTTGATCCAACATATGTTTTAAGTCTGGAAGCTGCTGTTTTTCTATTAGTTCCCCCTGCTCCATTATCAATAATGAATAAATCCGCATCTACAATTGCTTCCCCAATATCAGTTCCACCATCAATATCAAGAGTTGTTAATGGAGTTGTTCCTGCAGTTAATCCTGCACCGGAACCTGCAAAAGAAGTAGCTGTAAATACACCCGTTGAACTCAAAGAAGCTTTTTCAGCGGCAGCTTCGCTAGCTGCAGTTTTAAAACTTAATTTTGTAGCGTTATTACTTGAACTAAAGTCACCCTCTGATACAGCCTCGATACCTGCAGCTACTAATATTGCATCTACACCTGTTCCCTCATCAGGGGCTTGAAAATTAATAGAACCTAGTATATCATTTGCAGCGATATCTGTTTCGCCTGTCTGTATAGTTAAAAGAAATGGATTATCATCACCCGTAGCTATACTCTTTAAAATTAAACCGTCATCAGGATCGTGAGTAACTGTTACATCCTGGTTATCACCAAAGTAAATAACAGCACTGTCAGCGAGATACAGATCACTCCATTCTAATGAAGCTGAACCTAATGTTGCACCGTCAGAAGCACTAGGAACGACAGATGTTTCCGCTGTAAATGTATTTGTACGAATGCCTGAAGTACCGTTGTCAATAGCACCGAAACCAGAAGTTATAGAACCTGAATCAAGTGCTCCAGTTGTAACGATACTACTTCCGCCTACACTGTGGCTTGCAAAATAAGTTGATACAGTATCAACATCAGTCATTCGCATCGTACCGGCATCGTTTATAAGAATACCATCGCCACTTGCTACAGAGGTTGTACCCCTAGCAGTACCTCCATCAATTAGATTTAATTCCGCCCCCGTTGTTGTAACCGCCGTACCTGCATAAGCAAATTTACCCGCTGAAGAAACATTAAAAGTAGCATTATCTTCAATTCTTGCTACTTCCGTTCCATCGTACTGTTGAAATATAATATCTTTTGCATCAACTAAAGGCTTGATTACTACATCAGATGAACTGTTTGTAATTTGTAACATTGGAGTTCCATCATCTTCATAGGTAATACCATGAGTTGTAGAACCTGCATCTAAAGTGATACCCCCAGCCGATTCTATATTAATAGAGTCGATTCCTGTACCATCAGAAACTAAATCTAAATCACCATCAGCATTAGAATAAATATAAGTTCCTGTATCTTGGAACATTAATTTTTCTGTGCTATTAATTAAGATATCATCTGAAAATTTAAAGTAATCTTCATCTTCCATCCAAGTCAAAACACCATCACTTGATTCACCATCGAAAGTAACTGCAATATCTGTACCAGCACTACCATCACCAATAGTAATAGCTGTACCCAAAAGCTTGGTTACATTACCGCCTTCAGCAGCAGTACCATCGTGGCTATGTCCTGTAGATGCTGCAAGTGCAGCTACAAGTTGATCAAATTCATCATTAAAATGTGCTGCTTCGATAGTAGCACCATCTACAATAGTAGATGAACTTTGTCTAGTATAAGTAGCTCCCATTATCTTCTTCCTCCTGGTACTACGTCTAATTCAAATCCCCTTATTATAAAGGGATTATTTGTAGCAGTATTTTGTGCTATTTTTATTGCTATTGCAAAACCGGAACCTACCATCAGTTGACGTAAAATAGGCGTACCAAATCCTCCATAAAAACCACTTCCATAGGCAGTAGATCCATACAAGGGTAGTCCAACTTCGCTAATAGATATTGCTGCTGGTTGAATTATATCAACATCTTCATAATCAAATCTTGCTGAAAGCTGAAAGGTCATAGTTCCTTCTGCTTCATAATTTATATTTATTCTTTTTAAAAGTTTTCTAATCCCTGGATCACCCAAAGTTAAATCAGGTGAAGTATATGTTGCAGGTATCTTTCCTCCATTAAAATCGTTTCCAGATTCTTGCCTATACACAAACCCGTCGTCATAACCACCGTGTAATATATATTCAGTATCACCGATAAAATCACTAGTACAGACGTAAGGTTTTATACCTCTTATATCAGCCCACTCCCAATTTAAATCTGCTGCAGCTTGTCTTTTTAAAACTCCAATTAAACCGGGAGAAGCTATTTCATCTTGTGCTGAAGAGGTAGGAAAAAATAATCTATATTGTGTTTTTTCTCTTATAACCAAAGAAGATATATCTGCACTTGTAGCTGCTGTTAAAGTACTTTGCACAGCTTTAGATATAGTTGCAAGTTCTACATCACCAATTTTTTCAGTAGCAGCTACAGTACGAATACCATCAGGTGCTAAAAATATAATATCACCAGCTACTTCTTGAATTGAAAATCTATTTATACATCCGATATTTCTAGAAATTGGTGCAAGCTGAAAATCTGCAATAGATGTACCAGCTAATCTAAATATAGAATTTTCACAAAAGATATACAGTTGATCTCTAAAAGCTTTTAAACCTACTACTTTATCGCCTACATCTATAGTACCCGCACCGTTAGCAGGAGTAAAATCATTTTCCGAATAAGGAGCACAAAAATCTATCTGGCTAGTATTACCTGAGTTAGCTCCTGTAAAAAATAAATGATTTCTAAATTCTTCTACAGTATGTGGATCGGACGGTGCTCCAGTACTGCTTAATAGTGTATAAGTACTACCGTCATAAATAAAAGCTTGATTATCTCCATCTGCACCTGCTATTTTTTCTGTGTTAGCCCACCTGTATTTAGTAAAATCATATCTTTCAGCATCTGTTCTATTTGTTACTATACTTGTCCAACCGGAGCCTGTACTTTTTTCTAAATGCGCTCCTCTAGCTGCAATAACAGAAGAACCTAATATTTGTATACCAAGAACAGATCCTGAACCTGATAATTCATTAGAATCATACTTACTAAATCCATTTATTCTACGATATCCACCAGTTACAGCAGGTTCAAAGTTTTCTAATTTTTTACAAGAACCGGGGGGCATAGCCAAGACACTTGTATCCTTAATTAAACCACCTTCACAAGCTACTGGAAAAGGTTGTTGTAAAGAAGTTTGTGGCATTTATACAGCCCTTATATAATTGTTAGTATTTATATTTTCTGTGCGTAGTCTTTTAATACCATCCTCATACTCTTGTAAACATAAACTAGCAGCCTGATAATCTGATCGTAAAGTATGTGCGTAATATCTAACTCTAGAAGTTATTACATCGTGATATCTAGCAGGTAGATCTGGAGTACTTGTATCTGCAGATAATTCTGTAGGTTCATCCCAAAAATCAAATTTTAAATTATATCCACCAGTCTTAGGTACTGGAGAAATTACTAATTCATTATTTAAATTTTTAGTTACAACAGATGGTGTATCATATCTATTAGGGTCACGCTTACTATCATAAGCAATATGATTAGAATTATATTCTTCCCAAGTTAAAAACTTTAACTTTTTAGCTTCTTGATCTAGAGATAAAGTTACAAAATCTACATGTACATTTTCACTAGCTTCATTGGAAAGAGTTAAAAAGGAAGTTTGCGTAGAAGGAGTAAAAGTAGTTGTGTAAGTTTTACCCCACCCTAAATTAGTAGTAGTAAATGATGTTGTAAGATCAGAATCCTTATCTGAAGAAGATCCTGCAAACACTCTTAGAGTAGTTGTAGTAGCACTTGTATCGCCCGATACAAACCTAACATTTACTCGATACGTTTCTCCCTCTACTACATCTGTCTTACCATCTGTATCGTACAGTTGAGCATCGATAGTACCATCGTTTAAAACTACAGAACCGTTATGTTCATTACTAAAAGCAGGAGTACCAGAAGTACTTGTACCTGCTGGATTACTAGAACGTGAAGTCCAGTAACTACTATAATCTGTAGTAACTGAAAATTCTCCACCCTCTAAGACATTTCTAGGTTCTAAAATCATATTATCATATTCTACATGCCTAGAATACACAACAGTTCCTACAGTTCGTGTAGCACCAGAAAGAATGCCCGTAATAGTTTCTGCTTCAAAAGTACCCGATATAGGTTCTACGACTATAAAACTAGTTTCAGAAACTTGTACAACCCCTACAGCAGAAGAAGTTCCTCCTGTTATACGTTCGTGTTTTCTAAAAGTTCCAGAACCTCCGCTTATAGTAAGTTTAATCGGATGTTTATAAGTTTCTTTACCTTGTATAAGAGCATATTCAGCAGAAGTATAATTCCAAGGCCACTCTAATTGGTGTAGATCTATATCACGAATAGCTTTGTTTATTGTATCTGCAATAAATACATGAAAAGAAGCTGTCTGACTACTCGCACCACTTGTAATAGTAGGTTCGTTTAACTCTCTCATTACATTATTAAATAAAGTCAGGTAATTCATTATTATTCCTTACAGAATAGGTGTAAATAATTCTTCGATAAATACAGATACATAAAAAGCATCTGCAGTAGCAGCTTGGGCTTTTAATATATCTGTTGCATCTAGATATATATTTAAATTATCAAGTCTTAGATAATCATCAGTAGCTATTTGTTTATCGTGTATCAGGCTGTAAGTTGCACTAGCAGAAGTATCTGTCCATTGTAAGTTCAAATTTCTAGCACTAGCATTATAATTTGCTATGAATATCTCTCGAACTATAGATACAGTTTTAGCAGGTACTGTATAAATACTGGTTAAAGTTGTTGAAGTTAAATCAACCGCTGCATTTATTAATCTTACAGGTCTTTGTAAATCACTAGTCATTATCCTCGACTTCTTTTTCTTCTTTGGGTTCATCTCCCAAAATAAAGCCATATGAACTGTCTCTAAGGAAGATTCGTATTTCAGAGATCGGCCTGGACCATGCCATATGTGACACAACTGAACCCCACCCGTATGCCGATACCATACTTGGTACTCCAATCAACTCATAGTGGTTGCGGGGGGAGTATACATACAAGGAGCCGCCGCTATTGCCGTAGATAATCGGGGAGGTTGAGAGATACAGGTCATTGCCATCCTGATCCCTACCATACCCGGCAAGTAGTCCCATCGTCGGAAAAGGCGGTTTCCCAAGACCAGCTCCTACCGCATATACGGTTTGGAAAATCCACGGCCCGTCATCAAGATCTTCAGGGTAAATAGTTGCGACATAAGGCATAGGACGTTCTTCATCTTCTACCTTCAACAGTGCTAGATCTCTACTCTTATCATAGGCCATAATCTGAGCTAAACGCCCGATAGTTCCTACAGCAGTCGAATAGTTATTATATTCCCACAGATCAATATTAACAGGTCGCCTAGTCTCAGTCTCAACCTTCTCTTTCTTTTTAGAATCCCAAACCTTAGAAAGCTTTACATAGCTCTGTATCACATGCCAGTTAGTCAGAATAAAACTTTCATATTTTTGCTGTTCATTCTGCTTGGAATAAATTACTGTTCCTGAACCCGAACCGTTTCCCAGGCGCACAAGAACTGTTGGGTAGAGCATTTCCATATGTTCCTGTTCTGGAGTTACTCCGCTCTGTTTAGGATTCGCAAAACTTACAGATGCTGTAAATGTAATAGCCATAGCTACAATAATAGCAGAAAGTATTTTCATTGTTTACTCCTTTGAAATTGTAATTATTTTATCTTTATCTTCTTCTGGAATAACTTTTTCTAAGTCTATCTCCAGTAACCCATCTTTTAATTTAGCGTTTTTAATTTCCATGTTAGATGCTAAGCAAAAGTCTTTACGAAAACTTCTATTAGCAATACCCTTCCATGTATAATCACAATTATTCTTTTCTTGTTTGTTAGCACATATACTTAGTGTATTCTTCTTTACAGTAACTGTCAAGTCTTCAGATGAAAATCCTGCAACAGCCATTGATAGTTTATATTTATTATCTTCTACTTTTTCCACGTTGTAAGGTGGATAGGTTGTTTTATTTACATTCAAAAACATTTGATCGAACATACGATCAAAACCAATGAACATTTTACTTAAATCATTCATAGTAACCTCCTGTAAATCTATACAGTACTCCTATTATAGCAAGTACTAAATAATTAAATTATATTTTAGGTAAACGGAAGTGCTAAAGTGCCATCACCAAATACAACACCATCGACCATCCAGATAGAAGCGCTTGCAGCTAAATAAGTCAAGCGACTACCTATAAAACGTCCTAGAGTGTCTCCACTTGCGACGAATTGGTGATCAGCAGCAGCAGGAGTAGACCAACCTACCGTAGCACCTGCATTGGTAGCTACATGGCTATCTACATTATCTTTGTCTACAATCCAACAACCACCTTGTAAAGTATCTGCACTTG